GGTGCTGACCGTGTTTATGCCAAGGTTTCTATTGAGCTTTTTTCTACTTCATACGTTAACGCAACCCAAGCTCGTTCACTGAAGGCTGCTCTTACTGCTTGTCTTCGTCATCCTGGACTGGATGAGCGTCCATGAATCTCCAAGCCTTCCCCCGCAACCATCACCAATGGGTTTCCATTGCTGATTTTCTTGATTCCCAATTTCTGGCGGGTTTTGGCCTTCGCCGCGTCGCGGCCTGTGGCGAGCGCAGCGCAGCCGCCGCCACTGCCGCGCCGCGCGTAGCGCACCCCGTTGGTAATACGGGGATAACCTACACCTCCGAGGTTTCAAACAATGTCTAAGCCTTCCAAATCGGCCTTGGTCCTTGAGGGCGACACTGTGAAACTTCGCCTCCAGGCTGAACGCATTGAAACCGGCAATAGTGTTCATGTGGATTGGGTTCGTTTCACTGCTGCCCTGCGCATCGCTCCCGCTCCATCGGTAGACCTGCTTTTTCCTGCCGTTCGGGTTGATTCTGTTGATTGGGAAAACTCCCAGGCTAATCGCTTGAAATCGCAAAAAGATTTCGAGGAATCCGACTACATCGCAACCGCTCAAGCCCTGGACCTCGCAACCCATGCGGCGGCGTGCCTGGGCGAACAATTCACCGTTGACCCTGAAATCAAAAAGGGCATGGATTTCTACAAAAGCCGCTTCTCAATCCTCCTGAATGGTGCTGAATGCGCTTGGGTTGGTTTCTTGTCCTCCAGTGATTCACCCAGGCAGCAAAGCCAAGCCGCAACGATTCATTGCAACATTTTCGGCACCGCTTGCACCTTTGCCAATGTCGGATGGCGTGAACGTCTCGCGGACCTTATAGATACCCATGAGGCCACCTTAACCCGTGCAGATTTGGCCCTGGATTTTTTTGATGGCTATGAGTGTGGGATTGATGCAGTTCGCACCGCATACCGCGATGGACTCTGCAACGTTGGCGGGCGCAAACTGAAATTTAACCTCGTCGGCGACTGGGAAAACGGTCACGACCGCTCGGTGTATATCGGCTCTCGTGAAGCCGGAAAAATCACCAATGTCTATGAAAAAGGCGACCAGCTCTACGGCGAAAAAGCCAATTCTGATTGGGTTCGCTTTGAACTGCGCTACGGGAACAAACTTCGCGTCCTGTCTACCGACCTCCTTCGTCGTCCAGATGATTTTTTTGCTGGTGCCTCTGACTGGCACGAATCAGTTATGTATCAGGCGCACGCTGTCGCCCAGGCTGAAAAAGTGCCTTGTATCGGTCGTTTGCCTGTCGAGACGGTCAAGGCTGAATGCCTTCGCTCCATTCGCTGGGTGAAAGAAACCGCGGCTGCAAATCTGGCTCTCGCTTTTGAGTACCTGGGCGCTGATGAATTCCTCTCCATCGTCAGTCATCAAAAGCTGCCCGGTCGGCTTGCCAAGTTCAGCCGCGAACAAATCCAAAAACAAATTTCTCCAGCCTTCAAAAAAATCACTGAGCTTGTGCTTTTGCCAGTACCCGGCAAAGTGGAAAACGGTCGTAATTATCTTTTCACGGTTGGAAGCTGCCCGGCTTTCGCGTAACCGCAATTAGGGCAAACAAGGAAACCACAAAATGAAAATGCAAAGTCAATCAACCCTTTTCGGAATCAAAGCCAGCGAAGGCGAATATGAGGGCAATAAATTTTCGTCAACCACTTTTTACCTTCCTGCCGATTTCGCCTCTAACGCCAACACTAAGGCTATGGGCGCTGTCACCGTGCCGCATAAATTCGGCGATGCCTCCGAGTTCCAAAAGTGGGCGCACCTGGAAAAATCCTTTCCTGCCTCTGGCGTTCCTGTGAATTGTGAATTCGATGTGGTTGTGGGCAAAGATGCCCAGGGCAAAGACTCGGCCAAACTGGTTTTGGTCGGCATCAAGCCCATGCCCTCCACTCGCGCGGCTGCCTAATCATGCGGCTCGTCATCCAATCATTGATAACAGGCCGGTTCCTCTGCCCTTCAATGGATGGGGGCGAGCCAACCTGGACCCGCTCACTCCGTGAAGCTGGCGGCGGGGTCGTTACTGACCTGGAGCAAGCCGTTCAACTCCTGACTGATAACACCGACTCCGATGACCGCGCCCAGGTGATAGACCTGGACCGCCTCGGTACTGTGAATGATTACTGATGACAACCATAAATTGCACTGTCTCCCCCTGCACTGTCGTTCTTGAGGTGCCTTTGTTGTCGCTGTCAATGGCTGACGCTGGCCTGATTGGCTCCGCGATTTTGATGGTTTGGGCTGTGGCCTTCGCTTTTCGCATGCTGATTAAAACCCTCCGCAGTGATGACCCTGCCCCCGATGAAACCTAAAGCCCAAGCGTTAAGCGTTCACCCGAGCGTTTACCGGTTGCGCTTTTGCAACTTTTTTTGATTGGAAAAAATCATGTTTAAAAAAATCGCTGTCGTTGCTGCCATGGCTTCTCTGGGTTTGATTACTACTGGCGCACAAGCTGCCATTGATGTGACCGATGTGGTCGCTGAAGTGTCGGGCAGTGCTGCACCTGTGGCCCTGATTGGTACTGCTGTGTTGCTGCTGTTTGTCGGCATCAAAGCCTTCAAATGGGTTCGTCGCGCTCTTTCTTAATCTGTCGATTCTGTTGGAGTCTTTACACGACTCCAATGGAATATATAGGGAATCACATCATGGGCCTGTTTCTTCTAATCGCAATTCTGGGGGCGGCATGGCTCATTTTTACCGCCTGATTTTTTTGTTCTTGATTTCTTCAAGTTCCGCATTTGCTTTTGCTCCTTCGCCTGCTTATACGGCCACGCTTAACGGAACTATTACTAGAACTGCATCCAGTCAAGCCGCTTTGTGTAGTTCTTTTCAAGGTGCTGTTTATGATGCAGCTTGGGGAAGTACCGTTGGTTCCGGTTCATTTCTCCCCCCTGAGCTTTGTGCGTTGTCGATTCTTTCTCGCACTGGTGGCAATGCTGGCACTGCCCATGTCGGCATCAGTCCTATTTCAAGCTGTCCCGCTAATTCTGTTTTGACAAATGGTCTATGCTCTTGTTCTTCTGGTTTCGTTGAGTCTGCCGGTTCTTGCGTTAATCTAGCAGACCAGCAAAAACAGGAGTGTGATGCTGTCGCTAAAGGCCTGACTTTTGTCGATGCTCCACTTGTCCACTTCGGCCCCGTTGGCTTGACTGCTTGTTATGGTGGCTACGTTGTCAACGGTACTGGCGGCGCTTCTGGTGGTGGTCAGTCAGAACTTTATGGTCCATTTACTTGCTCCGGTGAATCGGCTTCAACTTGTTCCGATATTCCACAGCCCGAGGAACTTGCTAATACTGCTTGCCCATCTGGTTCTTTTCCCGGCACTGTGAATGGCCTTCCTTATTGCGCAAAACCCGCTTCCATCGTTGATGCACCAAAGACAACCACGGCCACGCCCCCGGCCCCCGGTGCCTCTGCTCCTGAAATTGCAGAGACTCCCCCCGGCACGACTTCAACCACGCAGCAAACTACTTGCACCGGTGATAAGTGCACCACGACAACCACATTTAACGATTCGGCTGGCGGCTCACTTGGCACGCAAACTGAGACAAAGCCCGCAACGTCTTTCTGTGCCGAAAACCCCACGTTTTCCGCCTGTAAAGAAGCTGAAAAGAACCAATGGGGCGGCGGCTCTTGTGATGCTCCTCCCGCCTGTTCTGGTGATGCTGTCATGTGCGCTATTGCGTTGGAGTCGTTCAAAACTTCCTGCGCCCTCGCCCCTCCCGCTAATGCTGAATCGGCCTTATACGACGCCGAAAAGCTGAAAACCGGGTCAATCATTGATGACCTGCCCGGCTCAACCACTGTCAATATTGGCGCTGGCAGCTTCAGCACTGCAAATGCTATCGGTGGCGGCTCTGGTGGTATGTCCGACAAGGTGATAACGGTTGCTGGTCACTCCATCACTATCCCGTTCTCCAATGTCAATAGCATCCTCGGCACGCTCGGCATACTGCTTATGGGCATTGGTTTTTTAATGGCCGGTCGTATCGTCACAAGGGGTTAAAAAATGCCTGTTCTTCTCGCTTCACTACTTGGGGGATTGATTAATGTTGCTGGCTCTATTGCTGGTCGTGTCCTTATCGCTCTTGGCATCTCGGCTGTAACGTACACCGGCCTGACAACCTCCCTTGATTGGCTTCAGGCGCAAGCGGTGGCAAATCTTCAGGGTTTACCTGTTGACGCCTTGAACGTCATTGGGCTTCTTCAGGTGGGTAACTTCATCAGCCTCATCATCTCCGCGATAACCGTTCGCCTGACGTTGCAGGGGCTCACTGGTGGCTCTTTCCGTAAATGGGTGGGCGTCTAAATGCTGTATCTGACTACCGGGGCCAATGGTGCAGGTAAAACCCTGTTTACCCTCAAACACATTCACGACTTGGCGCTGAAGGAGTCCCGCCCCGTTTATCACAATGGCCGGTTTGAACCTGTGGTTGATGGCCCCCTGAAGTCGTGGACAAAGATTGATATTAAAGACTGGCAGACCGTACCCGATGGCGCTATTTTCATGGTCGATGAGTGTCATAACGATTTCCCGATTCGCACCGGCAAGGATGGCCCTCCCGAATACATCCGCATGTTGGCAGAGCATCGGCGGCGCGGCTTTGACTTCTTCCTGATAACCCAGCATCCAATGAACATTGACGCTTTCGTTCGTCGATTGATTGGTTCCCCCGGCTGGCATCGTCACTTAAAGCGTGCATCTGGTGCCCCGCTGGTTTCAATGCTCGAATGGCCTGCGGTTAATGACCAACCACAAAAAGCCGGGTCGGGTGAGTCGGGCCAAGTGTCCATGAAACCGTACCCCAAAGAGGTTTTTGATTGGTACGTGTCAACAAGCCTAGATACCGCCAAAGTCAAAATTCCATTTCAGGTAAAACTGCTGGTTGGCGTGCTTCTTGCCCTGCCAGTTATCGGGTATTTTGCGTACAGTAGCCTACAAGATAACCTCATTAACAAGCCGTTAGCGACAAAGGCAGGTGATGACCCTGCTACAGTTTTCGGAGCACCAAAAAATAATTTACCTCAAAATTCAGCCAGTTCTGAAATGACTCCAGAGCAGTATGTCGCCAGCTTTCAGCCTCGCATTGAGGGTTTGCCCCACACCGCCCCCCGTTATGATTCCGCGACTACCCCAACCCTCGCCCCGTACCCTGCTGCATGTGTATCAATGGGTTCTCGTTGTAGCTGCTACACGTCGCAAGCTACAAAGCTGGTTGTCCCTGACAACCTCTGCCGCCAAATCGTGGCCGGTGGCTACTTCATGGATTGGCAGGCCGCTATCTCTCAGGCTTCATCAGGGCAACCGGTACGCGCTGAGCCTACACCGCCACCCCTGCCCATTGCCTCATTGACTGCAAACCAGATAACCCCTGCTGTCACTGCCCAACAAGGTATTTAAAAGGTCTGATTAGCGATTAGCGTAAATCAGGCCGTTGGGGGGGGGTATGGGGGGCGCCCCCCATGTCAACGACACGACAACCAATGACCAAAACTTAATGGCCCATTCTGCCGCGTCATAGAATAAAGCTATTGAAAAGCTCTTTTCAATATAAACAGTCTATACATCGTATTTAGTAGGCTGCCAATCTCACCGGCTGAAGCTCCAAACGTAGCGAGGGCCGCGCCAGTCGCTACAAACGCTTTTTTTAATGCTGCTTCCAGCTTTGCCCCCTTGGTTGTGCCTGCGTGTTTTGCAATCATGGCTCGGGCTCCCCAGTCTCCAGCCTCAAGCCCTGCAAGTGCTGCCATTAGTGCTTGGTCCTCTGGGCTGCATGGTTTTCTTCCTTTTCTCCAGTCGCTGACAAGCGAACGACCAACTTCAATTTCTCGCGCCAATGCTGAGTCACTGCCTGCTTTTTTGCTGGCTCGGTCAATCAATTCGTCTAAATATTCAGGTTTCATGTAAAAAACTCCTTTCGGCGTTCTAATTTGTAGTACATTCGCGTTGTTCTAATTATTAGAACGAAAACCTCCCCAGCAATCGGGGCCATTTTCTCAGGAAACCGCAATGACCTCAACACAAATCACTTTCTGCAAGTTTGCTGCACAACATGCCAAAGCGGCAAGTTTTGCGGCTTCCACTGCTTCGGCGCAGCAAACTTGCACCCCTATCAGCAAAGCCTCATCTATAGGTGGTAGCACTTGCTTTCTTCTTCAGTTTCGTAAGCCTGCTGGTTTTTGGGTTTGCGCCCGTTCAAGTAATGTTTTGACCACTCGCGGGCGTGAGGCGAAGTCAGTATGAACACCGTTCAATTTTCTGATTTTCGTGCTCAACCCTCTGGCCAACGACGTGTAAATGCTTGTTTTTGGGTTGAAGTTCCACCTTTGAAAGGTGCTGACCGTGTTTATGCCAAGGTTTCTATTGAGCTTTTTTCTACTTCATACGTTAACGCAACCCAAGCTCGTTCACTGAAGGCTGCTCTTACTGCTTGTCTTCGTCATCCTGGACTGG